CAGAAAAAACTCTGGCTCGAGATCGCCGACTGCGGGCTGCCCGAAGTTTTTACCAAGGGCGACAGGCTCTCGGTGGAGCAGGCCGTGCTCCTGCTGGCCGAAGTGCGCGACGCGGAGAAACACAACAAGACCGTGCCCCGCCAGCGAAAGGCCTGGAACGAACGGCTCAAGCAACTGGAGGCCAAGTTCACAGCCGAGAAAACAGCAACCGGGCGGAAGGCCGCCCAGGCAGCAATCAAAAACCACCACAAAATCTATCCACTCTACCAAAGAGTGCCGACTGCGAGGCTTCAGCTGCTTCGCGGGTATTTCGCCACGTTCGGCATGAACCCGACAGACCGCCAACGGCTGCGGGTTCCGGAGCTCGGCGACAAACCTGGCAAGACTGATGGTTTTATCCCGCTGCACTAATGAGTCGTAGCGATGAAATCAGGTGTCGAGCGGTGCAACGACTTCGTGGAGGCCGTACTCAGCGGCAAGCTGGCTGCCCCGGAAACAGTCAAGCAGGCCTGCGCCAGGTACCGGGCCGATTTCGATAATCCCAAATTCATCTTCGATGAGTTCGCCGCCGATGCGGCTGTCCACAATATCGAGCGGTTCAAACACCCGAAAGGGCGGTGGCAGGGTAAGCCGGTGGTTCTTGAGAACTGGCAGTGCTTTGTCGTGTGCAATTTATTCGGCTGGAAGCGCAGGGCAACCAAGCTGCGCCGGTTCAGACGGGGTTACCTGCGGGTGCCTCGAAAAAATGGAAAGACGATGCTGGCAATTCTGATAGCCCTGGTGATGTTCGGGCCCGATATGGAGCCCGGCGCGGAAGTCTACCTGGGCGCCACGGGCCAGGACCAGGCTGACGAGCTGCTGTTCTACCCGGCTAAATTCATCGTCGAGCAGTCACCGGAGTACAAGAAGCATTTCGGCGTCGAGGTACGTGCAAAAAGCCTGGTGATTCCGGCCAACTTTTCAAAGTTCCGGTCGGTCATCCGCAAGCCACCGGATGGCAGTAACCCACACTGCGCCATCGTGGATGAATACCACCTGCATGACGACTCGAGCCAGGTGGACACGTTCGACACCGGCATGGGTGCGCGTGAAGAGCCCTTGATGCTGATCACGACTACGGCTGGCAGCAACTTGAGCGGACCGTGCAAGGAGTACGACGACGATTGCCTCGATCTACTCGAGGGTAAGTTCGAGCACGACTCCCGCTTCGTGATGATCTATGCCCTGGATAAAGACGATTCCTGGGAAGATCTCGAGAGCTGGCTGAAGGTCAATCCGAATGCCGGCCTGACGGTGGACGTTGAGTTCCTGCAGGACCAGCTCGCCGAGGCCAGGCGTAACCCGAGTAAGCAGAATGAGCTGCGGACCAAACATGCCAATGAATGGGTGGGGGCAGCCACCACCTGGTTGAACATCCTGCTGTGGCAGCGGCAGTCGAAGCCCAGCCTGTTCGAGAAATTCAGGGACTGTCCCTGCTACGGCGGGGTTGACCTGGCCACCCGGAACGACGCCAACGCGGTCAGCCTGATTTTCAAGAACGAAGACGGCGAGTATTTCCAGTACATCAGGCTCTATGTGCCCGAAGGGGCAGTGCGGAAAAATCCGAAATACAAAACATTCGTCAACAGCGGGGAAATGATTGTCACCCCGGGTGAGGCCACCGACCAGGCGCGGATCGAGGAAGACATTCTGGCCATGCAGGAAGAATTCGATGTGCGCGGCTGGGGCTTTGACCCCTACCAGGGCGCGTACATCATGCGGCGCTGCTACGAGCAGGGCTTGGAGGTCGTTGAGTACGGGAACACGGTGAAGAATATCTCCCCGCCCATGAAAGAGGTCGAGGCCCTGGTCGAGGAAGGCACGTTCTACAACGACGGCAACGCCGCCATGACCTGGATGGTCGGCAACGTGGTTTGCTTCGTGGACGTGAAAGACAACATCTTCCCGCGAAAGCAGAATCGACACGACAAGAAATCCAAAATCGATGGCCCGGTTTCCATGTTCATGGGCGTAGGGATGTGGCTTGCCGACGAAGGCGATGACGAGATCGGGATGACCTATGTTTAAGATTTTCAGAGCGTCCAAGCTGGAGCAGCGACTCGAAGAGCTCGAGGGCCAACTGAGAGAAAAAGAGGAACAGGGCGGCCGCGACTTCCTGGAAGTGATCGAAGCGCTGGATGAGCAATTCTCATCGTCAAACCCGAGCGGGATCCACGTGACCACCGCGCGCGCCATCCAGCAGCCCACCGTCTGGGCTTGTGCGCGGATTATCTCGGAGATCATGGCATCACTGCCTATCCTGGTGCAGACGCGCCAGGGTGGCAGCTGGAAGACGGCAGAGCAGCACGATGCCCAGGAGCTGCTGTACGAGCCGAATGAGTGGATGACCAAGCACGAGCTGATCTCGTTCCTGGTGGTCTGGTCGGAGCTGCGGGGTAACAGTTTCCTGTTCAAGAACACGGTGGCCAGCGGCAAGGTGAAGCGCTTGCTGCCCCTGGAAGGCAACTCGGTGACCGTGGATATGTCCTCGGACTGGAAGCTGAGATACCAGGTCGGCTCGCTCCAGCAAAGTGGAATCTACGACGGCCGGAAAATTTTCCATCACCGCAACTTCGGCGTCGAAAGCCACGTGGGTCTATCCACCATCGGCAACCACCGAATGGGTATTTCCGTGGCGCTTCAGCTCCAGGAGCACGCTGCGTCGGCCTACAAGAACGGCCTGCAGACCAGTAAATGGGTATCCGGTAACAAGCCTGCCGGCAAAGATCGGGTCGAGGACCTGAAAAAGCAGCTGGCCAAGTTCCAGGGAGCCACTAACGCCGGGAAGATCCCCTTTATTCCCCACGACTTCACGCTGAATGAGGCCAAGGGCATCAGTGAGGTGGACGCCCAGTACATCGAATCCAGGAAGATGCAGAAACAGGAAATTGCCTCGATTTTCGGTGTGCCGCTGTTCCTGCTGAACGACACGGAGAAATCAACAACCTGGGGATCCGGCCTCGAGGAGTTAAGCCGCTCATTCGTGCGGTATTCCCTGGGTCCCCGCTTCAACCGCCTGTCGGAAACCCTGGTCAAGCAGCTGATTTCCGCCAGAGAAAAGCGGACCACACGCTTTAAGTTTGATACCACCGAATTCACGCTGGGTGAGTTCAAGGAACGGATGGAAGGCTACAAATCCAGCATTGAAAGCGGTGTTTTCAATCCGAACGAGGCACGGCAAATCGAGGGTTACAACCCACGGGAAGGCGGTGATGAGTACCGCAAGCCCCTGAACATTGGCATGGACGGTGAGGATCCGGACGACGAGCCTGAACCAGAGCCGGTGCCGGTACCCGACGACGATGAAGACGAAGACTGACAGGTGAAGCTATGAAAAGAAGGTACGCCGTAAGGCCGCTCGAGATCAAGGCAGCTGATGACGAGGGCAAATTCAGTGGATACGGCTCGGTGTTCGATGTCATCGATTCCTATCACGACATTATCGTGCCTGGTGCGTTCGAACAAACCATTGAAGAGCACAAAAAGGCCGGCACGGCGCCGGCGCTGCTGTGGCAGCACCAGTCCGACAAGCCCATCGGTGTCTGGGAGAAGTTTTCCGAAGACGAGACAGGCCTGCTGATGGAAGGGCAGCTGTTGATGGACGTGCAGCTTGCCAAAGAAGCCAAATCACTGATCAAGGCCAAGGCAGTGCGCGGCCTGTCGATAGGCTTCACCGTCCCGAAAGGCGGTGAGGAATACGACAAGGAACGCAACGTCTGGATTATTAAACAGGTTAACCTGTGGGAGACGTCCATTGTGACGTTTCCTGCCAACAAAGACGCCCAGATTCAGGAGGTAAAACACCTCATTGAATCTGGGCAATTCCCATCCATTCGCGAATTTGAACGCTATCTCATGCACGACGCTGGGTTTAGTCGGTCACAGGCGCGGACGGTTTTAAATGACGGCTACAAATCGTTACTCAAGCACGACGCTGAAGACGAAATCTCAGCCAAAATTGATGAAATGATTAAGGAGTTAAGCTAATGCCAGATCCAGTATTGGAAAAGCTTGGCGAGCTGGATAAAACCTTCCGGGGCTTGAATGACAAGACCATGGAAGAGCTCAAAGAGCATGGGACCCAGCTCTCGACCACGGTCGAGAAGCTGGAAAACGTCGAGAAAGATATCGACAAACTGGAAGAAGAACACCAGAAGCGCCTGGACGATATCGAGCTGCGTCTCGATACGCCGGCTCAGGATCGCAGCGACATTTCCGACGCGGAGAAAAAGCACGTCGATGCCTGGGAAGCCTGGATGCGGGCACCGCAAAGCCAGAAGGCCATCAACAGCCTGCTGGAGGCCACCGAGGAAGTCGACCGCGAGTTCGGCAGGAAAGAGGTCACCACGACCGTCACTGCCTCTGGTGGCTACGCTGTCCCGGAAGTGATCGCCCGCAAGATCGGCGAGAAGGTCCAGGATATCTCTGACATGCGCCGGCTTGTCCGGGTTCAGCAAGTCGGCACCAGCGACTACAAGGAACTGGTGGACGTCAACGGCGAAGAATCCGGCTGGGTTGGTGAGACCGGTACGCGCAGCGAGACCGGCACACCGCAGCTCGCCGAGTGTGCGCCCACCATGGGCACGCTCTATGCCTATCCCAAGACGACGGAAGAGTCGCTCGACGATATCTTCTTCGATGTGCAGGCCTGGCTGATCAGAAAGGCCTCCGTGTCGTTCGCGATCAAGGAAGGCGAAGCGTTCATTACCGGCAACGGCACCAACAAGCCCACCGGCTTTCTGAATGGTGCCCCGTCGGTACTGGGTGATGAAGAGAGCTCCGGCTCACCGCTGACCCCACGTCCCTACGGCACGATCCAGTACGTGCCCACCGGATCCGCCTCGGGTTTTCTCAACAACCCGACCGGCTCGCCGCTCTCGTTCGGTGGCGATGTGTTCATCGATATCGAGCAGGAAATGAAGCCCGCCTACCGGCGCAATGCACGCTACCTGATGAACAAGTCCACGCTGAAGCTTGTGCGCAAGTTCAAGGATTCAGACGGTAACTACGTCTGGCAGCGGAGCATGATCCTGGGCCAGCCCAGCACGATCAACGGCTACGCGGTCGAGGAAATGGAAGCGATGCCCAGCGTGGGCTCGAATGCGTTTCCGGTGGCGTTCGGTGACTTCATGGAAGGCTACCTGGCAGTGGATCGGACCGGTCTTCGAATCAGCATCGATTCGAACATCACCACGCCTGGTTACGTGAAGTACTACCTGCGCAAGCGCCAGGGCGGCAAAGTCTACAACGACGATGCCATCAAGGTGATGAAGTGCGCCACCAGCTGATCAGCTAACAACTGATAAATCAAAAGTAACAACGAAGCGGGCTCCGGAAGGGGCCCGCTTTTTTATTGGAGAAAACAATGATCAAAGCAAAGGTGACCAAGAAATTTCGTGGCGTGATCGATGGGCAGTGCTTGCCCCAGGATATCCACCCGGGCACACAGATTACCGGTGATCTCGCTCGAGTCGCGATCCAGGAGGGTTGGGCCGAGCGGGTTGAAACCGGTGAACCGGACAGACTGAAAGGCCAGGCAGGCGACCAGGGTGGCGACGATTCCAACGACCAGGAAGGCGACGCGGGAAACGACGATTCGAAGGACCAGGGCAAGTCTGGGTCTGCATCGCGACCGGCCCAGGGGTCAGCGAAGAGCAAGCAGAAAAAGTCAGACAAGTAGGTCTCACCACG